ATTGGTGCATTAACTATTGCACCTTTAGTAGGTATTGAAGCTGAAACAGTCCAGTTAGCTGCTTTATCAGGAGGAGCTGCTGCTCTTGCTGTTGTAAAGACATACGCTAAAAAGCAAATAGGTGGTTCTAGTACTCAAAAAGTATCTAAATAACTAACTAATCTTCTTTGTCCTGTATAATACTATTGACAGGGCAAAGGAGGTATAGTGCCTAAAATACCAGAAGAATGGGGAAATAATTTCTACAAAACTGGGTGGCAACCAGGACTAGAAGTCAATGAACAGACTGGTCTAGGTGAGATTACTCATGTAGGAACAGACCCAAACTACAGAAATAAATTCGATTCTATATTAAAAGAATGGGGATTCGACCCCGAACACTACGAAATTGAAGGTAGTGTAAGAGCATCATCTTGGAACACACAACTTAAAGGTGGAACAGTAGAAACCTTTTATGCGTTTAAAGGTATAGTTCGTAAGAAGAAACCTGGACACGATAGATATTTTCAGGAGCTGTTTAAACATGCTAAGAAAAAACCACCCATAAAGAAGAAATACAATGCAGGTGACACAGCATTCATGTGGTTTATGAGTGACTGGCAACTCGGAAAAAAAGATTATGGAGTTGAGAACACTATCAAGAGATACGATAGAGCATTACAAGATGGAGTAAACAGGATTAAAGACTTGCGTAAACTTGGAGTACAGATAGATGAAATCTATATGGTAGGTTTAGGTGACCTTACAGAAAACTGTACGCCACATTTTTACGAAAGCCAACCACACAATGTTTCTCTCTCTCTAATTGAGCAATACGCATTAGCTAGGTCAATGATTATGAAAACGATTGACACCTTCTTACCTCATGCACCCAAGCTAGTTCTTGCAGGTGTGCCAGGTAATCATGGAGAAATGTCTAGGACAAGCAAAGGTCAAGTAGCTACATCAAGATTAGATAACTCTGATACTATGCACCTACAGATATGCAGAGAGATAATGTCTGCTAACCCAGATAGGTATGGCAAGGTAGAAGTAAACATACCAGAGGGATTTCACCAGACATTAATGATTAAGGGTAAGTCTTGTAGCTTTACTCATGGACACATGAGTGGTAATCGTGGAGGAAACCCAGAGGCAAAGATAGAAGCATGGTGGAAAGGACAGATGTTTGGATTTCTACCTAGTGGTGACTCGGAGATTCTAGTAACTGCTCATTACCATCACCTAAGAATGAAACAACAAGGTGACAGGACTTGGTTTCAAGCACCATCTATAGATAAGAGCATAGATTTTACTGCACAGACTGGACTTTGGTCACATCCAGGAGTTCTTACTTTTACAATCAGTGATAAAGGTTGGGATAATTACTACCCAGTTTAAACAACTAAGGTAATTGTATAAAAACTGTACAATCTTGTGGTACATAGTGCCACTAATAAAAATACTCCTCTTAAAACGAATCCTAAGAGGAGTAAATCTTCAGTGTTTATAGGCTTTTAGTTATTCAATAACATCTTATATGCTTTCTTGTTTCCTTGAAAGTCTAACTCTGGATAGTACTGAATAGGTATTCTTTCGTCATTCCACTGTGCATTTATCTTAGTAAAAGATAACCAAACAGGTTTAGCATCAGGATGAGCGAAGTAAGTTATGCCTACTCTTACATTGTCATAAGGCTCTGACCTTTCATACATCTCTTTTAAATGTAGGTAGTCACTTTCTTTAAACCTAAGTGTACCTTTTACCTCTGCTAGATATAACTTGTCTTTCATAACAAAGATATAATCTGGTATCAATAGTATCTGTATAGCTAACCACATCAACTTCATGTCATTAGTCTTAGGGTCAGTACCAATTTTCATCCAGTCCTTATTTTCTATTAGTCCCTCTGACTTTAAATACTTCTGCATACACTCGTCTGCCATATCGTATTTGTTTTTTTTGTTCCTGTCGTCAAAGGAATCAGTATGTTTGTTTGTCAATAGTCCTCCTTAAAATGGTAACTCTGTGGGTTCTTGTCCTTGCTGTCCTTTTTGTAATAGGGCATGACATTCTCGGTATTCCCACGAGTTAGGGTTCTTGTCGTCTTGTAATTTATATCTTCTGCCACAAAAGATATTGTTGTCTTTGTCGTAATAGGTTATGTTGCGTAAACCATTACATTGAAACTGACTTTTACATTTAGTATCTGGTTCAGGTGGCACATCAAAATTATGATTAGGATATTTTTCTTTTATCCTATTAATTAATTTGTCTAAACTAACGCCACCTGTCTGTTCTAAAGCCATTCTGTTGGGCAGTCAGTATCTCCCCAAGCAGTCCAACCACAACCATCTTTTTCCTTGTAGTTGCTACAAGTCCAACTAGGTATGTTGGCAAACTTAGGGTCTGATTGCTTCTTTTCTCTGTTGTCTTCTATGTACTCTGTCTTTTTACAATCTGGGCAGTACTTAGATATGTCTGCAACTTCGCCAAAGACTTCTTCTATGGGTGTTACTTCTTTCTTTGTCTGCTCCTCAAACAAGTCTAGAAATTTACTCATGTCATCATTAGACCAAGACTCAACATCATTTGAAAGTCCTGACTGTTTAAACGCAGTGGCTTTGTACACCTTAACTACATCTTCTGGTAAACCAAATCCAGATATTACAGAGTTAAGTTGTTTAGCATTTTTTCCCTCTGCTTTCTTGACTGGTTTTTCCTGTATAGATTCAGCAAACTCTTTCTTCGCTTTCTCTAATGACTCAATGTCCTCTTTGTCCTTAGTCATCTTAGGTTTAGATACTTCTACTTGTGGCGTTGAATAGTGTTCTTCCTCTGTAACGCCACCTGTCCATAGCTCCAAGCCAATACCTAATCTCATACAACATCTTTTAATACCATCTGATACTGCAAGTTTCAGTATCTCTGATTCAGTTATGTTTCTTTTTACTGCATTCATATCAACATCCCCAACTTCTTCTATCGTTTGGTCTGATGACTTAATGTATAGTCTGCACTTAGCACCTATGATTGCTCCAGTTTTATCTCTGGTTTCTTCAAAGGTAAAGTCATAACCTCCACCAATAACATCTACTAATCTCTGTGTATAAATGTGATGTGGTACATAGTCGCCAAACTTACCTTGTGGTGCTTTCTTTACAACACTTTTAGGAAAGTCTTTAGTTAATTTCTTCTGTGTTTCTTTGTCCATTATTCCTCCTCGTCCTTCTTGTCCTCTATAAGTACATACACTCTTTGTCTGGTCATGTTAAGAGCTTGTGCTATTTTTATTGCAGATACTTTTTTAGTATTGTAACAAAACCTGACGACAGTTTTTCTCTGCTCTAGTTTCTCATCAAGTATTTTCTTTTGTAACTCAATATCTTTTTGTATTCTATCTAATTGTTTAAACAACTGTTCTTCTTGTATTCCCATTTATATATCCTCCTTATAGATATCTTTTTGTAATTCGTCTATGAAATTTACTGCGTCTTTATTTAGTCTTACATATCTAAAAGGTATGTTGTTATAAATCCATAAGCAGACTGCTACCAGTGTCATGGCTAACATCACTAAAGATATTAGTAACACTGCTATAAGTATCGGTATCCACCAATCCATTATTCCTCCTCCATTTGTTTAGCTATCTTTATTGTGTTCTCATTGTGGTCTTTAACAAACTCATCCATCAATTCAATTATGCGTTGGGGGTTAACCTTAGTCATAACTAAAGTCTTCTCTACTCGTTGTCCTCCACAAGCATTAGCTAATTTGATAGCCCACTTCTTTAGTTCTTTCGGCTCATTAAATATGTTAGGCATTTGTTCCTCCTTATCCTCATATTCTTTTGTTTGTTTATTTAGTTAGCAGGTTCTAGTTCTATAACTCTTACTAAGAACATTCCACCTGTGTCTTTAAGTTCTCTAACCTTGCACATAGCCTCGTGCTTGTCATCAAACTTCCATGTTTCACTACCACCGAACATGGATAGACTTCTCACTAAGTACTTCATAGTTCTCCTATGTCAATATATGTTTAATTATAGCGTCTTCCCTGTCTATATGTATAGTCTTTTATAAATATTACTTAG